TCTTAATCATACCAAGAATACCACCACCACTCTTAGCATCATCAGCTTCTTTTTCGATTACTTTAGTTGCACCTCCACCTGTATCTGCTTCTAAAGCAGCTTCTCTTTGATCTTGTTTCATAAAGTAATCATCAGCGCCAGTTGCTTTTTTACCACCTTCAATCTTTACAAGCTTTTGCATATTTTGTCTTAACACATTTACATCACGAGCAATTCCTGGTAAAGACATTGAGTTTTTTGCTATACTTTTTAATATAGACATTTCTTGAGCTGAACCCTCTTGAACAGCTTTAGTTACTTGAGTTACTTCTCCTGCGAGTTCTTTTTTCTTAACATTATCACTCTTATCTTTACCACCACCAAGAGCCTTACGGCCTACTACTGATAATAAATCATCTCCAGGTAAAGCAGCTGATACTATACTTTTTCTACTAAATTTACCAGCAATATCTTTACCAACTCCTTTGGCTGCCGTGCCTAAACTACCTACGACACCACCACCACTTTCTATGGATGACATATATTTTTTGGCAAAATCTACCATTTATTTTCTAGCCTTATTCATTTGTTTTTGCATTTCTATTCTCTCATTTTCTTTCTTAATATAGTCTGTTAATAATTGAATATAAATGGTCCTCTCCCACGGCAACATATTTTCTAATTCTGTTAAACTGTATTTGTGGTACTGCATTAAAGCGAAGTTTGTTTCAAAATAATTCTTTAATGTATCATAACGAAAGATCAGACGAAAAAATTTTGTATACCTTTAACAGTAATATTTTCCTCATGGCCACATTTACTACATTTGAAATCTAATTCTTTTTTAATTTCTGGCATTGTATCAAAAAAGTTTTTAAATTTCTCTAAATCTTTTTGTTGCATACTATCAATAAACTCTTCTAATTCTTTTGGTGTAGTATCTTTTGCATAATACACCTGATCTTCATCATAAATGTAATCAATACAATCAATCAATATTTTTATCATTGCATCATTTTCTTCTAGCTTATCAACTTTTTCAAATATCTCAAAAGTTGGATATTTTAAACAAATACCTAATTTATCAGTAAGTTGTATTTTACTATCATGACCTTCATGTATTGTGGGTTGAATTTCTAAAATGTTTACATCAAACTCTACAATATGATTACATTTTTTTTCTTCAACTACCTGATTACATTTGTATTTCAAATTTACCACTTCTTCGACTGATCTAGCTCTTAAATTCATAAAGAGATATTCCAAATCAAAAGATGGTAAACTGTTCACATCTATTTCATCAACAACACAATTATTTAAAACTTGTCTAATTGTTGATACCATTTCTTTAGTATCTTCAGACTCAGAAGCCATTAAAAATAATTTTTGTTCTTTAACCAAAAATGGTCTAAATTTTACTGCTTTGCCAGTTGATAAGAGTTTTACCTCAAATAACGGCGTGTCTAACTTTGGTAACATAATTTTTCACCTTTTAACTAAATGTAAATAACCTACTAAAATTACTTCCTATTTTATTTGAACTGGAGAAGTTTCTTAAACCACCCCCAATAAGATCGGCAGCTTTACTTCCTAATATACTAGCCGCAGCCTTACCTGCATCAAATCCACCTTCATATTTCACCTCATATTTTTGATATGCAAATGAAACACCTAACCTATGAAAACCATCATCACTCCAAGACAATGCCATTGGAGCTATGCCAACAGGGAAAGCATCTTGTAATTCTACAATATAAATTTGCTTGACTAAATCATCATATTGTATAATTTTTATATTTGTATAATATCTACTACGATCACCTTTTGGGAATCTCATATTATTCGTATCAGATGGCATAATACATTCCATGTATCTTTCAAATAACTTTCTCTCATAGAATTGATTTGAAACTATAAAAGTTAAATTAATATCTGAATACATTTTTTGATATGGTACTTTAAAAATTGGACCATATATTTTAACATCAGCCGTTTGAAATGTTTTTCCTGGTAACTCAGCAGCTTCACATTGTAAAGCTAAGTATCTTGATAAAGCTGCATTAGATGTTTTAGAGTAATCATTACCTTCATTACCACCACGACCCAAAGCCCTATTAAAAGCATCTGAAACATCACCAATAACTGAATTTGGAAAGTTTAGTATCTTTTCTATAATACTATTACCCACAGCCTCATTCACATAGGGTGGTATTGGTAGTATGACTTCAAATCTAGATGGTTTTGCTGGACCATCTTTTGCTGACATATTTGATAAAAATAGATTAGGTGAAAATGACATTACTCTTCCTTATATTAGATTTTAAGTATTTATGCTAAATGCCTAAATCTTTTTCAGTTACAAGTTTAAATAACCAGCCATGTTCTTGACAAAACATATCAGCTGCACGCCATTTTTGTTGATTTACAGCATATGTGGCGGCTTCTTGTAGAAATTTTTTAGTTTTTCTTTTCTGTTTTGGTTTTTGAGTTTGATGAAATGGTTTCACTTCTAACATGAATGTCTTTTCTTTTGTTTTCACAACAAAGTCTGGATAATACCGGTGTATTCTCTCATCAATGGGTGATCTATAACGTACAAACATCTCTTCAGATGCCCACCATTCTACTTTTGGTTGATTATCCAAATATTTCATTACACGAAGTTCCCATGATGATCTATAAATTACATTATTTGGGTCACCTTTGTATTTCTTTGGGTTTTGAGGCTTAAATCTTCCTTTATATGACATAAATAATATCTAGTCAACTTAAAGGAAATAATATGTCACTTTTTAGCTTCGGAGATATAAAATTTAACAAGGGTGACCTAACACGCAAAGGTCCTCTCTCAGCTCTTACAAAGAGTGAATATGAAACAAATAATCTAAGATATCCAATAGATGTAGGTAATGCCGATAAAGGTCATTACATGGTTTTCTATGTTCGCAAACAGAAAAAAACAACAGCTGGCGGAGGACAAAACCCAGTAAGCCCAGAAGCTTTAGTGCCTACTACGGGTGCGATAGATGGTCTTTCAGCAAAAGCAAAGTCATTAGTTTCAGGTGGCGTGACAACTAATTTTGGGCCACCTTCTTCACTTAAAATTCCTGGTGCAGGTGATATAAGTACAAGCATAGGTGGCGGTTTAGTAGGAAAAATTCAAGGTGGTTTAAGTCAAATAGATGGTGCAGTAGGGGGTGCGCTCAGCGGTATTCAAAGTTCATTGGGGAAAGTGTCTGGTAATATACAAGGTGGACTCAAGAATGTTTTTGGATCCACAACATTACCAAAAGGAGGTGACTCAGCACAATCTAGGTCCGTTATACAAAATAACGTGGCAGCAGTAAAAGGCGGTAGCTTACAGTTTCTCAAAACAACAAAGAGAACATCTGAAGCAATAAGCTTGTATATGCCAGATACCCTAATGTTTAATCAGACACAAAGTTACGATCAACTTGCTATTGGTAACAGTTTAGCTGGCCAAGCTTTGGGAGCCGGTCCTGCTCTTGTAGATGATGTTAAAGCTGGTATTGAGGCAGCTAAAAATAAAGATATTAAAGCTGGAGCTGCTGCAGTAACATCAGCCGCAAAAACAGCTGGTAAAACAGGTGGTATGTTTCTGGGTGCTCAAGCGGCTAAAACACTTGGCGGTGGGTCTGGAGCTGGTGAGATAGCATTTACAGCTTTAACCGGCGCTGTGGTAAATCCAATGTTAGAAATGATTTATCGTTCACCAAATTTTAGGTCTTTTCAATTTGATTTCAACTTTTTTCCAAGAGATGAGAAAGAAGCATTAGAAGTACAAAAAATATTAAAAGCATTTACATTTCATCAAGCACCTGAAAAATTAGCAGGTGTTCCAGGATTTTTAGTACCACCTTCAGAATTTGATATTGAGTTTTATTATGGTGGTAGAATAAATCCAAATATTCCAGGTATCGCACCAGGTTGTATTCTTACAACGATAGATATAAATTACGCACCAAGTGGTGCAAGTTTCTATGAAGTTCCAGGTGAAACAAGTCCATCATTAGGTGGAACTGGTATGCCATTTGCTGTAAATTTAGTATTACAATTTCAAGAGACCTCTTACCTTACAAAATCTGATTATGATGATACGGTTGGTAATAGTCTTTCAGGTTCTGAAACATCTAAAACTACAAGCACAGGTGTAAGTAAGGCATTGAAAAATACAACTGGCGGATTCAGAACTTAACTAGGATAAAAAAATGGCCAATTATTTTAGATTTTTTCCAACAACCTTTTATACATCTGATAATAATTCAAAAGGTGTAGATACTGTTACAAGTATTGTTTCTAGATTTACAATTGCAAACAATCTAAGAGATAATACTGGCGTATTTTATCCATATGATATTCAAGACACAGATACAGCAGAGATTATTGCAAGTAAAATATATGGCAATCCTGAAAGACATTGGATCGTATTATCTTTTAATCAAGTAATTGACCCACAATGGGACTTTCCACTTACACAAGATAATTTTATTTCTTATGTAAATAACAAATATGCAGCTAACGGATCAGCTAACACACCAACACAAACTGGTGTTACATGGGCTCTAAGTGAAAATAATATACAGGCATATTTCTTAAAAACAACAAGAACAATAAATGCTCAAAATACCGTATCTTCAATATCAGAATCAGTCAGTAATACAACACTTGTAGTTCAAACAGAGGTAGATAAAAACACATATGCAAATACAACGGCAACTAGCACATCTGTATTCTCTCTTGTTGATGGTTCAAAAGTAAGAGAAAAAACAGAAAAGTTTACACAATCATACTATACCTATGAGTTTAATAAAAATGAAGAGAAAAGAAAAATTAAAATATTAAAACCAGAATTTAGAAACCCAACTCCTCAAACTATTGAAAAGTTTAAACAAGACTTAGGTATAACACCGAAAAACCAACCAAACGTATACAATAGAGATATTGGTCAATTTTTAAAAAGCAATGCAAAAGCTTTATCAATAGGCGTATCATTAGCTGGTGCTCAAAGAAAACTAGAGCAAGA